TTATGGGCTCATGGCTGTTTTCTACATAGTATTGTGGAACTATACCGTTATTGGGTACCCTTTTCTTCGATAAAAAATCTACAGTATAGGTTTTCTGCAGCAGCGCATCACCGATATATTTTTCATTTCTTAAAATCTTATTGATGGTGCTGGTATGCCATCTGGGATTGCCTGCACCCGTCAGAATTCCGTCAGCCTCCAAACCCCTAGCTATCTGTAGCATACTGGAACCTTCAAGATATTCTCTGTAAATGCGTTTGACGATCTCAGCTTCTTCAGGTACGATAACTAAATTGCCATCCTTATCCTTTGTATAGCCAAGAAACCGGTTGTGATTGATATGGATTTTTCCTTGCTGATATCGGTACTGAATACCCAGTTTTACATTCTGGCTTAACGATTGGCTTTCTTGCTGTGCCAAAGATGCCATAATGGTCAACAAGATTTCTCCTTTGGTATCCAATGTGTTTATATTTTCCTTTTCAAAGTAAACCGGAATATTTTTTTCCTTAAGCTGCCTTATGTACTTTAGGCAGTCCAGCGTATTTCTTGCAAACCTACTGATAGATTTCGTAATTATCATATCGATTTTGCCCTGCATACATTCTTCTATCATCCGGTTAAACTCTTCACGCTTTTTCGTGTTAGTGCCGGTAATACCTTCATCTGCAAATATACCGGCTAACTCCCATTCGGGATTGCTTTTGATGTAATTTGTGTAGTGCTCAATCTGTGCTTCATAACTGGTTGCCTGCTCCTCGCTGTCCGTAGATACGCGGCAATAGGCTGCTACCCGAAGCTTAGGCAATTCTTCAGCCTTTGCACTATTCCCAATCCGTTTACGAGCAGGAATTACTGTAACATTCCTCGTTGTCATCTAAAATCACCTCGCTCTTAATAAGACTATAAGCATACTCTGCCTGCTGAAATGGATCGTCGTATTGTTTATCTGGTATTGAAGCATGAAACCTAAAACTCAGGCATTTCTTTTCATTTCCCTTATGTTCATAAATCCTGCCAAGCGCCTCAGCTCGCCTGCGCCTTTCCAGTTGTGCTTTTTCGAATGTGTCTCTGCTGATAATTGGCGGATAGAATTTGTCCTCAACATACCGCTTATCTGCCAGCATTTTTGCAATAGATGTGTGGTAACGCTTAATACCCGCTTTTTGAGCTGCTTCGGTTAAAGAAAGCCCAGAAAGATAAGCCTCAAATAGTTTTTTAATCTTAACTGCTTCCTCTTCATTAACGACAGCCCTGCCGTTTTGAATGGTATATCCAAAAGGTATTTGGCTCATCATTTCACCAACCTTTCTCTTAAATTCAACCCGCATTTCATTTTGAAACCTATTTCTTCCTGTGAAAACACAATGATTTCTTCAATAAAATCCTCAAATATTTCTCTATCAAATGCATCAATATGCTTTTCAGCTTTCGTTGCAAATTTAAGAAGCTTCTCAACCTCAACAAGAATAGTCTGACCCCCATCGATTGTGCGTTTTATGGCTTCTTTTTGCTCTTTTAATATGGCTGCTTCTTTGAGCAGCTCATTTTTCTGTGTATTAAAAAGAGCGGGCTCCAGGTATCCCTTGGCCATAAGTCCCATTATTACCTGAACCCACTCTGTATTTTCTTTGATTTTAGTTTCCAACTCCTGAATCTTCGCTATATTATCTGAGTAATTTGTTTTCTTTAAGCTTTGTAGCAATGGCCTTAGAATGAACTTATGACCGAAAATAAGCTTATTGATCATTACAACAAAGGCCTGATGGATCGTATCCTCTCTGACAAATTTCATTGAACAAGCCGAAGCGTCCTTTATATGTTTTATGCAGCACCAGGCAATATATTTACGGTCACCGCTGCCATGAATTCGACGCTTAAAACTGCTGCCACATTCTGCGCATTTGATTTTCCCCGAGAAAGGGTAGCGGTTTTGATACTTGCCGCTTCCCTTGATTACACCTTTTTCTATTCCTCTTTGCTTTAATATCTCTTGGGTGGCTTCAAATTCCTCATGGGATATAATGGCTTCATGATGATTTTTTATCATGTATTGATCTTTTTCCCCACGATTATAATGCCGCTTAAAATTCTCATCTGTATAGGTCTTTTGCAAAATGACATCCCCGGTATATTTTTCATTGCAAAGAATACCGCGGATAGTGGTCGCTGTCCAATGTGAACCTCTCTTTGCTGGGATTTTATCCGAATTTAACCCATCTGCAATTTTCTGTGTGCCTTTATCAGACAATGCCTCAGAAAAAATCCGCTTTACGATTTCAGCCTGTTCTTTATTGATATATAGCTTCCCATCCACATAATCGTAACCATAGGGAGGATACGAAATTTTGTATGTTCCGTTTTGAAACCTACGCCTGATAGCCCACTTATTATTCTCAGCAATGGATAGGGATTCGTTTTCTGCAAGGCTGCTCAAAATTGTCAGCACTAATTCGCCATCCATGCGCTGCGTGTTTATATTCTCTTTCTCGAAATAGATGAAAACACCGAGATCGGTAAGTTTTCGCACCATCTCAATACAGTCGGTTGTATTTCTGGCAAATCTGCTGACTGACTTGGTTATAATAAAGTCAATTTTCCTGTTTTCACAGTCTGCAAGCAGCCTTAACAATTCCGTTCGGTTTTCCTTTTTTGTGCCTGAAATGCCTTCATCATAATAAATCCCTGCAAATTCCCAATCAGGATTTGCTTTTATATAGGATTCATAATGGCTCTTTTGTGCTTCCAGGCTTGCCATTTGTTCATCACTTTCGGTTGAAACCCTGCAATAAGCCGCTACCCTCAACTTTGGCTTGAAAGCTTGAAGAGCATTGTTCCCATCAATCCTCGTTACCTTTCTCACTGTTTTCACCTCCTTTGGGTATGTGACATGTTACCTCTGTGTGCCGTTAATAGCAAGCTAATTAGGCCATAAGCTGTGCATACATTGGTGAGAAAGTTTTGAGATTTAACTTGTCGATTTTGTCGAATTCTTCTTCAGAAATCAGTCCCGCTTTAAGCATCTTTTGTAGGATTTTATATGCCCGCCAGTAATCAACCTCTCTTTGTAGATCTTCCTGTGTTATCTTTGTATAGATAATTTCCTGCGGGTTATATGGTAAATGATTAGCCGCCTCTATCATTCAAGCACCTCCTATAAAAATTTAGGACAGCCTCAATTGGCTGTCCTTTATCGTTATTCCGGCAATTTCAAAACTTGTCCAGTGTAAATAGTATCTGAAGTTAGTCCATTAAGTTTCTTAATCTCCGGGTATCTTGTTCCTCTGCCGAGTTCTTTTTCCGCTATTCTCCATAATGTGTCGCCTTTTTGCACTGTGTAGGTTCTATTGCCCTTGTTATCTGGAATTCTGTTTACAATTACAAGGTTTTCTTTTGCTACCCAAGTGTTTATGCCTGCAATTTCTTGACCGCCAGATTTCTTAACCTTTTTGCCAAGCAAAACACATTCTTTGCCGCCTTTTACGACTGGCTTGCCACCAAATAAAGTCTGTGTGACCTTGTGGTAATAGTCATTTTTAACCAATGTTGGAATTGCCACACTGCCGGGGTAGTAGTTCTTTGCGCTGGCCTTAAACTCCACTATATCGCCAATTCCAATATCCGTACTGTTATCTGTGTTGTTCTCCAGAGCTTTTTTCACTGCTTTGCGGAAGGTGTCCATACTCTCCCCATGCTTGGGGAACCAGTGCATCACATCAGCATGGTTGCTGGCAATACCGAGCTTATACCCTTCGGAGTGGCAAATGATGTCATTCTCATCAAGGCCATACTTTTTGCAGAGCATAACGCAGAGTTCAACAGCGTTCTGCCATGCTTTACGGAAATAATCTTCCTGCTTTGCTGCATCATAACCCACCATCACCGACCCGGATTTATATGAAAACCCGGCGGGTTCACAGATTTCAAAGCCAATATGGGTATTGTTGGCGGATCCTCCTGCATGCCAGCCGCGATGATCCCAAGGCAGGTATTGCCAAACCTCTTTATCGTCTACAAAAGCGTGAACACAGACCTGCCTGTTTATTTCACCAGCTTTGTAAGATTTGTTCCAACGAGCAAACCAGTCAGCCGCCATTACGCCCGGCACAGCCGTCGAATGTACCATGATTCCTTTAGGCGTAATTTTCCGACCTGCTGTATAACAATCGTTTCGCGTCATGTATTTAGTAAAAAGCTTCATTTCTTTTCATCCTCCTCATTTGAGCGGCCATGCAGTTGTTCCAACGCGTTTTTCAGCTTTTCAGGGATAGGCAGCCCTATATGGGCTGCATTCTCAAGAATTGAAATCCCCTCGTTACTCAGGTAAAAGAAAATCACCGCTGTCCGGATTGCCCCGCCGTTGCCGAGCACCTGGCTGTCGATGATGTGTCCCACACCCACAAGTACAAAAATAAGCACCTTCTTAAAGATGCCCTTGGCTCCGACTTCACTTGAAAGCTTTCTGTCTACAATGGCACACATCACACCGGTCACATAGTCAATGGCCACAAAAGCGATAAGTGCATATAAAAATCCATCCAGCCCTCCAAGAAACCAGCCAAGAAATCCGCCAATAGCAGTGAAAACCGCCTGTACCCAGTTCCATACCGTTTTCATTGTCTTAAACCTCCGTTCAAACTTGAATTTTGCATATAAAAAAGCGCCCTGCCTTAAAGCAAAGCGCTGAATAAATAAAACTTCTAACCTATATTTGTTTCGGGAGTGCCTCCCACAGCCGCATATCCTCCTGCCCAAGCGACCAGATGGCTATACCTCGCAGTTTCCAGCGGTAAGCCGCTTCGTTAGCCCAAGAAACAAGGCTGTCCACATCCTGATAATACAGAATAGAAAAACCATCCGCATCTCCGAGGAAGAGACGGGATATCCAGATATTGATGTCTTTCGGTATAATTTTTACTTCATAGTCATTACCGCAGGAAAGCGTCAAAAGCTGCGAGTGGAAAAAATCATAGTCCATTGAAATGTCCTCACTGCGAGTTGCCGATTCCTCCACATCGCTATTTACTGAAAACACCTGAAATTCATCATCCCACGTGACACCAGTGCGAGCAAGCCTGCCAAAGCTGGTTATAGTGCCATCCGGAAACTCAACATCAAAACGCTCATATGGTTCATATACCCACGCATCGCCCAGCCGCAACAGCTCGCATACCGTCCTGTTGTCCGAACAATACCCTGCATAACCACTACCACCGTTTACATTCACTGTGAAGCGCAGGGTTGAAGCTGCACCGGAATATACTCTTACTTTATTGCCGCGTTTTCGCATCTCTATGGTATACATATTCGGATTAGCACGAAGATCGGCATCTGCAGTTTTTGAGAAACTGGCAGAGTAGCTTCCAAGCAAAGAAGTACCTTGATAAAGCTCGACTCTTTGCGTGTCATAATTTAAGCAGCAAAAAATATCATCAAGGAATACCCCAGCCCGTCCGCTGCTATTTTGAGGGAAGGCCAGTCTTGCCCGGATATGGATGTCGGAAAAGCCGTCGTATTTCCATGCAAGTTTACCATATCCCTCAAGCTGGGAATATGGACGGTTTTCTGCACTGTCTGGGTCTTGCCAAACATCCCATTCGCCATCCAGCACAGTCCAGTAATTTTCAGGCAGGATGTTCCTGTCCCGAAAATCCTCATACCAAATAAGCGCTGAGTCGGGTTTTCTTCGCAACATTTCAAAGGTCAGTTTAAACCCTCGATCCGGCTCAACCATCACACCATTTACATCTTTAAACTGCCGGGGAGAAAGCATAAAGCTGGCTTCACCGGCAAAGGGATGCTCCGAAAAACCACTGCAAACCCTAAAACCGTAAAACTGGACTCCCGGCATACCTCCGTTTATACTGACAGCATGCGTTCCCTCTTGAAGAAATACACTCTTCGCAAGTGTCAACCAGCAAATTCTTCTCCAGTATGGCCACCATAAACGGTTCTCGCTGAAGGTCTTTGAGTCGCCATCAAGGGAAACAACAATCGCATTTTTGTCCCAGTAAGGAAAGCAAAGCCGTACTGCGACATCGTAGTATCCCGCTTCCGTTATCTCGAACTGGTACTCTGCCGAAGCTTGATCATCTCCCAGTGAGGCCATCTCATCAGTAACAATAACATTTCCTTCGTATTCATCCGGTACTCCGTTTCTGTCAATATAAATGGTTCCGAACTCTGCTTTCTGCTCCTTGCCATAGCTTGTCAAATATCTCCGCCTGCTGTAAATCCCTTTTAGCAGCGGATATTCCCAAGATACGGCATCCCATCCTTCCATATAGTCATATACATGGGGAAGGGCCCAAGGTACTTTGTTGTAGTCATCCCAGTAAGCAACAATTGGAATAAACGGCTGGGGTGGCGCATCACCTGTGAAATTGTAAACCCCAGTCATCCAGTATTTAGCCGCATAATAGGTATTAGATACTCCACGATAGGTTATTCCGAGGTTTTCAGGTGTATCATGGATCCTCCAGTTCCAGCCATAAGCAGGCAAGCCCATGAATATCTTGTCCGGTGACATAACGGAAACAGCATAATCGTATATGCCCTCAAGCCAGTCACGAGGAGATACCGGACCGGGAGCAGAGCCCGCCCATGCCATGCCGTAGCTCATGATGGCGGCGGTATCGCAATAGTCATTAAGATCGGCATAAACACACCAGTTTTCGCCTCCCACCGAGCCTTGAACGCCGGTCATGCCCGGCAGGCAGATGTTGACAAGCTTTGTTGAATCATAAGACTTAACTGTATTGTATATATCCCTAAATAGCACATTCGCCGCATCCTTGTTTTCATAACCGCCGCCGCGTTCCAGGTCAATATCTACCCCAGCGCACCATGGATACTTGTCCATTATTCGGATGATTTCAGTAAGAAACTTATCCTTGGCACCGTTTTCGTTGTTACGAAGTGCAGTAAAGATACTGGCGATTCCATGATTCATAATAGTGAGCAGCCACTTAATATGCGGCCATTTCTGAATATACGGGAGCATGCTGCTGATGCTAGTACCGGTTTCAGTGATTGTGCCTGTTGCATCAACCTCAAAAGTAAAAATGCCTACTGTATCAAAGCGGTCACCGTAGTCTCTGAGCGCTTCATACATTCGGGCATTACCCATAAAACTCCACACCATACACCGTTTGCCTTTTAAGAAATCCCTCACAACCAGTCACCACCTTCCTGCATCTCCTGAAATTCAAAGAGCACCCGCGCCGACTTTCTCTCTTCCAGCTTCACCATATGTTTGCTGTCCCATGCCGCAGAATATTGATAAAACCCATCCTTAGGAGTCTGACTTCCGTTTTTAAGGCATTGGCGGGTGGAAGCCTTAAGCGCCAGCTCATCGCCTGCATTAACCGGGTCAAGAAATCTTACCTTATGCGCACCCATCCCCTGTGAAAGTTCGATACTCCCTGCGGTCATATCCTGTATAGGATAGATATAGCAGTCAAGACCCGCAGAAGTTTTACCCAGGTTGAATAAAATTACAGTCTCCGCTGTTCGTACCACACCGTTATAATGCCTTGGCGGAACTGGCTGCCCGTTTTCCTGCATCTTTGTTAGCATTTTGCTCGTGTGGACGGTATAACCTGTTAATTGATCCCCTTCCTGAAGCTGCAGGTCGGTGAAATATATTGTTCCGGTACAATCTGTGATCATCAGACGAATTGTTATACTTGCCACGCGTAATTCTTTTTTGATTATTAACGTTTCTGCGAACCTGATAAAGCTGTTTTTTGCCATCGTCAACACTCCAGATAAAATAAAAAAGACCGCTGATGCGATCTCTTATAACAAAACTTGATTAATATTTTTACAATGCCTTATTCTTGGGGAGTTATATTATTTAAAGCTTCTATTAAATCTTCTCTCGTTACAATCATTTGACATATCTTTTTTGATGCTTTCCCATCTTCAGTAGGTGTCGCCATTACATCCAGAGTAATGAATTCACCACCTTTTAACATCGATGAGTTTTTGTAAAACTTTAAATACCTCCCAGAGACTTGACATTCTACATGCAATGGGCCAAGGGAGTTCTTTCGGCGCTGCGAATATGTTATAGGAAACTGTTTAATTTTATTATTATCCAACTTCAGCACATCCTTTCAAAAAAATATATTAAACAAATTATACCATATTAATACCTCCTGCTCCTATTTATCCGTCCAATGTCCACTGGATTTCGCATACATGTCCGATCCATCCAGTGGAAACCGAGCCGCCTTGAAGCAATAAGTCTGTAAAGTACACTGTGCCGGTGCAGTCAGTGACGCACAGCCTGATGGTGATAGACTTGACTCTGCTGATACTTTTTGGAGAGATACTGTGTGCAATCTGATTGAAATATGCCATATCCACCACCTCAAATCAGGTCTATAAACCTTGTTTCTGTTGTTCCGTCCTCGTATTCAATGATCACTTCAACGCCCACCTGGCCGTTTTCACCCTTTTCGAGGTTTTCGGAAGCAATCTGCGCTGAAAATGTATAGCTTTTACGCGTTGCCGGATATACCGTCTGAGAAAGGCTCTTTGTCATACCTAGTACACCGACAGCCTTGAAAGAAGCAGTTCCCGAAACACCATTCTCAGTGTCTACTTCAAAACCAGAATTGACCCAGTAGGCAAAACCGTCATCTGCCCTGGAATTGCGCAGATGGTTGAAGGGCACCATATCTTTGATCTCCTGCCGGTTGAGCAGATCGGTTGAGGATAGCGCATCCGCCGCCTTGTCCCACTGCACCGAAGAATCGCCAAGCTCCCGAAGCTTTGTGGAAAGCTCGATCACCGTTTTCCATGGCTCCTGCAGGTTGTACTGCCGCCGCACGACGCGGGTTTTGATGGAAAGTCCCAGTTCCTTGTCGTCCACCGTTACGATATCGCCCAGTTTCCACGCTTCATGCTCATAGCCGGTCAGCGCAGATAAATCCATGGCCGACAGCACATATGACACGCGAGGCTTCGAATATTCTGCAAGCCGCATTTTTGCATATTCGAGCATCTGATACGGATTTGTAAATGTCGAACAGTCAAGCGTCGACACCCTTACTTCACTGGAAAAAGTGTAATCTTCCACATATTCCTTACCTCCGTTAATTGAAGCGAATGTCATTCCGTCCTTCCCATAAGCATATAGCCTTGTCACTAATTCGCGTGTATCGACTACCCGCTGAATACTTTTGAGGTTCTTTCTATATGAAAAAAGTGCTCCGCTGTCGGTACCGCTGAAAGTCAAAAGGTGTACCTGACGGTTGGCACTGTCAAACACAAGGTCGCCGCCATAGATGTTCTGTACAGCTCGAAGGATGGATAAAGCGTTTTTTTCCGTACACTGCCATGTCCGTTTCGTAGTGACAGTAACATTTCCTACTGTCCAACCTGTACCAAGGAGTGCATATTTCATCGGAACATCTGCAGTATCTGCATTAAAGTCCATAGGTTCTTTTTCTGCACTGAAAGATAGATCATAAAACACCGCTTCAGCATATACTTGCGTGATAACACGCCCATCTTCGCCTTTATTGTCCGTTAAAGTACGGATTCGGTAAATGTCATTTACGATCTGCACTTGCTTTTCATTTTCCAGCGCGCTTCTTTTGGGATCATGGAATGGAAGTTTGAACTCCAGTGTATCCGCACCGTTCACCTCACCGGTGACAATAATATCAAAGGCATTTTCAAGAACAGCTTCCCATGCTCCGTTTTTGTCCAAAACAACAGGACGGGCAAAGCCTAACTTCTCATATGGCGCTTTCGGTATATCATGAAGCTGTATTTCCAGTAGTTTTGGTGTCTTCAATGGATCGCTGCTGATGAGGGTAACCCGGAACCTGATATATTGCCGATTTGGAGATTGAATCTCACCGCTAGTTCCCACAGCCTGCCATGCTGACCATTCTTCAAGATCATCGCTTGTGCTAGTCTCTACTAAAGACACTGACGTAACACCTGCAGTATATTCGCTTGTGACAGCTACACGACCGCTGCCTGATAAAGCACATGGAACTGCCTTTGTATAAAGTACGCCACTTGCAGGATACTCGCCATCTGTTGCTTTAAGGGTGACTGTACCAGGCTCTGTCAAAGCATCTACATCCGAAGCTGCATCCCCACCGTTTGCATGTAAAGACGACCTAAAATACAAAAGCAAATCGTCTGCTGTAAGCTGTGAGTCCGTTTCCAGAAACCAGTCATCAAAGCCTCCGGCATAGTAGTAGGTATTTGCATGCATCCCCATAATAATGTTTGCTATACACTCCCGGTTCAGTTCTCCCAAAAAGGAACGCACAGGTGACACCCAGGTTGCCCCATCGCTGCGATCGCATATGATGTTCTGTACCTTTTTGTTGTTTACTTCAATGATGGAAGCGATAAAATACCAGCCGCCATTTTTCAAGGTAATAGTAGCCGTTTCACTCTGGTCGTAGATTAGTGTACCAGAGGAGTTATAAAGCATCAGCCTAAGTCTTCCCTGATAAAGCGAAACATAAAAAATTGGCTGACCGGGTCCTTGGCGGGTATTGAATATGGGTATATATGTCTGGCCGACCGAATAGGTGGTAGGATTAATCCAACCTCCTACAACAATCTTCTCACCCAGATTGCTGAAAAAGCTTCCGTCATTTTCTGCTATAAGATGGGTCTTTTCAGAAGTCGGGTTAACGATGTTTTGCCTGAAGTATCGTCCGAACTTTCCAGCGATAAGGTTTGCTGATGTTCCTGACCAGCCGGAGATGGTAAAATGTCTGCCATGTCCCGATGAGTCCATAAGCTGCAGATTTTCGTCTGGCGTTTTTTCATTAAATCGCCATAAGGCAGACGTCCTTGAAGTTACTGGAAACTCCCCGGTAAAATCCTCTTGGTTAGTTAGGATTGATTTTATCGCCATATTATCACCTCCATCTGCTTTTTGCCTGTATTTTTAACTCAGTAAATGTCGCATTTGCTGCAGCAATCTCAATATTATTAACACCTTTTCTGAGAATCGGAAAATTCAGATCCTGCAGGCTGGGAAGACCATTTCTCAAAGTGCCGCCTGTTTCATCAATAACCTTAGCCGTTACCATGCCGGAGTCAATAACAAGAGTCTCGCCATCAGATAATGAGCCAACAATTTGCAATTCCTCTCCGTTCGTAATAAGCGAAATATAGCTTGATGAGGATGTGGAAATCGAACCCTTCAAGAGATAAACCGGATTGGAATCCGCATTTCCTTTAGCCCTCGCCAACTCATGTAAACCTGTTTCAGAGAGGACAAATACCTCATCTTCCAGCGCATATGCATATGGGTCTGGACAAACAAACCGGAGTTCAAAGCTACCGGCTGTCCTCAGTATCCGCTCACAATCAACCTCTTCCGATAAGCGAGCCATGAAATATCGGTCGGGCAAATCATCAAGAACAAGTTGTTTAAGCCCGTTTTTCGGATTCAACCATTCTGCAACGTTATCAAGAACCGATACAAGCTCAGCAAAACTGCGCTGGGGAAGCACACTGCAGGTAACTATTATGTTTCGTTCGGATATGTCGCACCCAAAATCTGCAATACCCGCTTTGCCAGGCACAGTTTCAAAGGAATTGCGCAGGGCGGGAGAGACCTGCCATTTGGTAAGCCTTGCCCGTATTTTCATACTTTTCGATGATATACCATTGTAAATAAATCCCATATGCTTCCCTCCATTACGCTGTTATAAAACGTCCCTGCGCCCTTGAACCGGTCTGCATCAGGTTATATAACTCCTGTGAAATCCTGCGGATATCTTCTTCACCACGAACAATCATCTGCTGCACCACAACAAGCGGGCCGGAAGCTAAACCGCTAAATCCCTCACGTCCGCTTACATTAATGTCAGGGGAGATATTAAAGTCCGTCGGCACCGCATTTTGCATATCGTCCGCAACTTTTGCCATAGCCTTGTCGAAGCCCTCTCCGATGCCCTGCGCCATATTGCCGCCGATGCCTTCAAAAACGGTGGACGGGGAATGGATGCCAAGGAAATTTTTCACTCCGTCGACAATTCCGGAGAAAAAGCCGCTGACCTTATCCCACAGCCAGCTTCCGAGGCTCTTGATGCCTTCCCAGATGCCCCTGACAATGTTCCTGCCGATCTCGACCACCGAAACAACCGCCTTGCCCAAGCCTTCAAGGATGGCCGCAACAATCTGCGGAAGCGCCTTGACCAGTTCCGGAATAGCTTTGATCAGGCCCACAGCCAACTGGACGATAAGCGTAATTCCAAGTTCTACGATCTTCGGAAGGTTGCTTGTCACGAAATCAATGATTGACGCAATAATCCCCGGCAGGGCCTCAATAAGCTTTGGCAGGGCGTTTAAAAGCCCCTGCGCAAGTCCCTGAATCAATGTGAAAGCAGCTTCAAGGATTTTGTCCATGTTACCCAGCAGCCCTTGCACAATGGTGATTACCGCTTGAACTGCTGCCGGAACCAGCTCTGGTAACGCTTCCCCGAGTCCCATTACCAACGCTGTGATTAACTGCACCGCTGCATCAATGAGTAAAGGCAGGTTATCAATGAGTGCGCCTGCAATAGTCATGACCGCATCTACTGCCGCCGGGATCAGTTCCGGCAGCAAGCTCAAGAGAGTTTGAAGGACCTGCGAGAACAATTCAGTCACAGTTTTCAACAGCATGGGAAGCAGATCTTTGACTGCTGTAATAATAGCACCGGTTGCCTCCGGCAGGGCTGCCACGATATTCTCCAAAACCGGTACGATATTTTTAACAACAGCCTGAAATGCATCCACAAGATTTTGAGTTAGGTTTGTCATATCAGCGTTCGCATTGCCAAGTCCTGCTATAAACGAACTCAGGGAGGCTTGTAAAAGACCAATAGAACCGCTGATGGTCTGGGTAGACTCTCTTGCGAAGTTGCCAGCGTATTGCTCGGTTTTTTCTAAAAACATCTGCATTGCGATCTCAGCCTTTTCGGCATTGGTTGCACTATTCCAAGCAAAGTCCAGCCCTTTTGCAAGAGCATAAGCTTCAATGGTGGTGGCGTTCATGGCAACACCCAGATTATCCATCATGGTGAAGTTACCCTTGGCAGCACCGGCGATGGATTCCATAGCAGTCTGCATGTCAATGCCCATAACCGAAGCCATGTCCGCCGCCCGCTGCATGGCCTTCTCGGTAAGTTCCAGACTTTTTTGCTGATCGACACCAGCACCCTGAAACAGTGCGCCCATTTTGTTGGCGGTGGCAAGGTACTCGGATTGGGACAAGCCCAGGTTCTTGTAGGCTTCTTCTCCCGTTTTCTGGATACGTGCAGCATATTCGCCAAACACAGCTTCAGAACCGCCAAGGTTCTGCTCAAGCTCACCAAACTGCTCCACGACCTCTTTTCCCAGCTTGATGGCAGCCGCGCCCGCTGCAGCCGCTGCAGCACCCATAGCCGCGCCAACACCTTTGAGGACGCTGCCCAGCTTCTCAAATTTCGAGCTGGATTTTTCGGCATTGTCTCCACTTTCCTTCAATTCGTCCCCAAGCTCGTCTGCACTTTCAGCAGACTGTTCGAGCTCGCGCTCCATTTTGTTCAGTTCGGCTTTGGCATTATTAAGCTGTATTTGCCACGACTGAGTACGCCGGTCGGTTTCTCCGAAAGATGAGGCGGCATTGGCAAGCGCTTTCTCCAAAGTAGCTATTTTTTCTTTCTGCAATTCGATCTCTTTGTTAAGCACCTTGTTTCTTGCAGTAACAGCTTCAATTGACTTATCCTGCTTGTCAAACTGAGATGCGACCAGGTTCATTTCGCTGCCCAGCACCTTGAAGCTTTGATTGATTTCCCGAATGGCGTTTTTAAATTCCTTTTCGCCTTCA